CGCTGCTCAAGCAGGCCAAGGCGATCGCCTGGCTCCGGCTCAAGCAGAAAATCCAGCCACTGGTCATGGCGGGCCTGGCCGAGATCAACGAGTCGGAGCTCTGGGTCCGGTTCGTCGTCAACAACGCCATGATCCGGATCTACGGCGCCGACAACCCCGATGCGATGCGCGGTGTGCGTCTCGACGGCGTGGTGCTCGACGAGTTCGGCCTGATGGATGGCGAGGTTTGGACGACCGTCATTCGCCCGCTGCTGGCCGACCGCAAGGGCTGGGCGCTCTTCATCGGCACGCCGAACGGCCGGAACCAGTTCTACGAGGTCGTGCAGACCGCCAAGAGCGGCGCGGAGGGTTGGGCCTACGCGGAATACCGCGCGAGTCAGACGGGCCTGCTGGACGCCGGCGAACTGCTGGCCGCGCGGCAGGTGATGACGGCCGACGAATACGCGCAGGAGTTCGAGTGCAGCTTCGAGGCGTCGGTCAAGGGCGCCATCTACGGGCGCGAGATTGCCCAGGCGCGCGAAGAGGGCCGCGTGACGCTGGTGCCGTATGACCCGGCGCTGCTCGTCTCGACCGATTGGGACTTGGGCATTGATGACAGCACGGCGGTGGTGTTCTCGCAGGTGACGCCGGCCGGGGAAATCCGCGTCATCGACTATCACGAAGCGCAGGGCGTCGGCTTCGACCACTACGCGCGCGTGCTGCGCGAGAAGCCCTACGTCTACGAGGCCCACTACGCCCCGCATGACATCGAAGTCCGCGAGCTGACGAGCGGCCGGTCCCGGCTGGAGACAGCGCGGGGCCTTGGCGTGACGTTCTCGGTGATGCCGCGCGTCCAGAACGTGATGGAGCGCATCAGTGCGACGCGGCTGGCGTTTCGCCTGTGCTGGTTCGACGCGGGCAAGTGCGCGCGCCTGGTCGAGGCGCTGCAGCACTACCGCTGGAAAGAGCAGACCGCCGACGCCACAGGCAACCCGCTGCCGGTGCATGACTGGGCCTCGCACGGCGCCGATGCGTTCGGCCAGTTGGCGCTGCGGCACCCGCGCACCAGCAAGCGCGCGGAGGTGTTGACGGCGGCGGCGATTCGTCGCGCGCAGCAGGACCGCGATCCATTCCGGTGGGGGCAGCCCACGGCGCAGCGGCGCGGAGGATATTGAACATGGCACAGACCACGGGCGTCCTGCCCGCGCTGTATGACCGGGTGAAGAAGGCCGGCGGCAAGAAGAAGCGATGAGCACCCGCGACGCCTTCGACGTGGCGCTGTCCGAGGACGCGCGCAAGCGGCTGGGCATCTGGGTCTGCGACCAGATCGCGGACGGGCTGAACGCCCGCGCGACGAACGAACTGGACGTGGACTACTGGTGGCAGTTGTACGAGCAGGCGCGCACCCGCACGGGCAAGCTCGCGCCGTGGCCGGATGCCGCCGACCTCACCAGTTATCTCGCATCCGAGAAGGTCGATGCGCTGCACGCGCGCATCATGAAGACCGTGTTCGGCGTCGAGCCGTTCTGGACCGTTGAGGGCTGGGGCGCGGCGGCGGATCGCGCCCCGCTGGTGGAGGAATTCCACCAGTGGAAGGCCGAGGAAGAGCGGCTGCAGACCGTCGTGGACCGGCTGGTGCTCCAGGCCTTGGTCGAGCCGCGCGGCCTGCTCGAGATTGCCGAGGGCACAGAAATGCGGCGCGTGCGGAAGCGCGTGCAGGCGGCGCTGGATCTGCACCCGGAGACGGGCGGATTGGTCTTCGATGAGCAGGGCAACCCGCAACTGCAGATGGACGAGGACGGCAGCGTCATCGAGGCGCAGGACGCCACGCAGCCGTCTGCGAAAACGGTCGTGGATTCGTTCGAGCGGGTGCGGACGGGGCCAACCTACCGCATCGTGCCGTATCGCGATTCGCTGATCCTGCCGGCCCACGCGCGGGACCAGGACGAGATCACGGGGTACTTCAAGCGGTTCTGGCGGCGCTACGACGTGGTGCAGGCACGGGCCGAGGCGGGCGTGTACGACGCGGCGGCGGTGGAGAAGATGTCCTCCACGACCGACCGCGAAGACAACCTCGCCCTCCAGCGGTCCAACACCACGGTCGTGCAGGCGTCAGATGGGCAGGCCGAAAAGGAACTGTGGGAGGGCGTCATCCTGTGCGACCTCGCGGCGCTGCTGGACACGCTGGGCGTGCCGGGCCGGCGGCGCAAGGAACTGCGCGGGGAGCGGTGGTACCTCGTCACGGTCCACCCGCAGACGCAGGGACTGCTGCGGATTCAGCACGACGACATGGAGCGGTCGCGCTTCGTGCCGGTGGTGCTGTTCCCGCGTGCAGATCGGGTCACGGAGGGCTTCTCGTTCGTCGGCCACAAGCTGATCACGACCATCGAAGAGCACACGGCGTGGCGCAACATGGCCGCCGACCGCGCGTCGATGGTGGTGCAGTCGCCCATGAAGCGCCTGCAGGGCGCGCTGTGGGATCCGATGGAGCAGCCGTGGGGGCCACGGGCGGTCATCGACGTGCGCGACATGCGCGAAGTCGAGCCGGTCGTGACGCCGGACCTGTCCGCGCCGGTCCTCCAGCACATCCAGATGATGGAGCGCACCGCCGAACGGCTGGCGGGCATCAACGACGTGGCGTCGGGCCAGGTGGCCTCAGAGAACCGCACGCTCGGCGAAGTGCAGATGGCGACCGAGCAGTCCTTCGTCCGCATGGACCTGATCGTGAAGCGGTTCCAAGAGGCGATGGAAGACGTCGCCCAGATTCGGCACGCCATCTGGAAGCGCACGCTCGCCGAGAACCCGGAGGGCGAAGACGCCCCGCAGGCGCTGCTGCAGAACCTGGAAGGGCGCGGCGTGTCGATTGACCAGTTCCTGCCGGAAAAGAAGGTCACGGCGGTGTTGCTAGACGGCGCGTTCCGCTTCAAGCCGTATGGCTCCGTGCAGAACGCGGACCCGAACCAGCGGCGCAACAAGTTCGTGGGGCTGACGCAGGCGCTGCAGGGCGTCGCGGCCATCATGCCGGGCATCCTGCAGACGTTCCAGGCGCCGCAGGCGCAGCGGCAGATGCTGCGGCTGCTGCTCAATGCGTTTGAAGTGAAGAACGTGCAGCCGTTCTTGGGGTCACCGTCGCAGGATTTGGCCGCGCAAGGCATGTTCGCGATGCTGCCGCCGACGATGCCGATGGGGATTCCCGGCCCGCCGATGGCGCCCGGTCAGCCGCCGGGAATGGGCGGCCCGATGGCGCCGCCGATGGGCGCGCCGATGGGTGGCCCGACGCCGATGCCCCCGATGCCAGGAGGACCGCAGGGCGGCGTGCCGCCCGCTGCATGAAGTTCCAGCATAAGTCGGACGTGTGCCTGTCGCTGTGGGCCGATGCCTACGAGACGGGCGCCTTGCAGTTCCCCCCGAATGCCACCGTGCTGGAAATTGGCTGCGCGGAGGCTGACTGGCAGACGCCGATGCTGGCGCTGCGCCCCGATCTGCAGATCACGGGCATCGACTGGCGCGCGTGTAAGCGCCCCGGCGTGACGATTCAGGGCGACGTGCTCGCGCAGACGTTCCCGCCCGCGTCGTTCGATGTGGTAGTCGGCATCTCCAGCATCGAGCACATTGGCTTAGGGCACTACGAGGCCGATCCGCACTACCTCGACGGCGACGTGTGGACGATGGTCCGGGTCGCCGAGTGGCTGAAGCCCGGCGGCTGGGCGTATCTCGATGTGCCCTTCAACGCGCAGGGCTACCACGTCGAAGGCACGTCCCATCGCAGTTACAACTGGCCTTGGCTGCTGGATCGCCTGGTTCGGGCTGGTCTGACGCTGGAGCGGCACTGGTTCTACACGAACAGCGGCCAGCAAGTGGACGCGTTGCCGCCGCGCGATCTGCCCGGCTACGACTACGTGGCCCTGCTGCTGAGGAAGGCATGAGCGACGAACGCGAAGACCTGCAGGCGCTGTTGGCCTCGCCCGGCTGGCAGCGGTTCACGGCGTGGGCGCAGGACGAATACGGCCCGCTGATTCTCACCCGCGCGGCCGACGAGCCGAACGAAGCCGAGGCGCTGTCCAAGCTGCGGCAGGCCCGTGCCATCAAGGGCGCGGTGGATGTGATGCTCGCGTGGCCGGCGCGGCAACTTGCGAATATGGCGCAGGCCGACGCGCGACACGCGACCGACCCGCTGTCCCGGCGGGGTGGGCTGTGATGGACCTGATCCCGCTGGGCGACCGGGTGCTGATCAAGCCGGACGTGGTGAAGACGACCACGGACAGCGGCCTGCATTTGGTGGAGCACTGGCCGGACGAGGTGTCGGGCGTGGTCGTCGCGATTGGCCGCCCCGCGCACCCGCGCAAGGCGGAAGCGTTCGCAATGGCTGAAACGCTCGAGCAAGACGTGAGTCCGCATTTTCTGCCGTGCGTTGGGGCCGCCGCGCAGCTACTGCGCGACCTGACCGGCCGCGAACCCGTCGTGGCGGTCGGCGACCGCGTGATCTTCTCGCGCGTGGCGGGCCAGGACATCCAGATCGATGACACCCGCTATGTCCTGATGCGCGAAGCCGACCTGCTCGCCGTCCTCGAATGACCCCGCGTCTGTGGTGGGCGCTGATTCTGATCGCGACGCTGCGCGGGCTGTGGCTCGCCGTGAGGTACCCCGATGAGTGATGACCCTGTAATCGG